ATGCAGAAGAAACTAAAAAGAAAATGAGTGAAGCAAATACAGGTGAGAAAAATCCTTTTTATGGTAAGAAACATACAGAAGAAACTAGAAAGAAAATGAGTGAAGCACAAAAAGGTGTACCTAAGTCAGAGGAACATAAAAAGAAAGATGAGTGAAGCTAGGACAGGAAAATATGTAGGAGAAGAACACCATTTCTATAAAGGTAAAGCAGAATTTTATCTTGATGATAAACAAATGGTTGTTGATTGTCTAGGTACATGGTGTGATGAAAATAACTATAATAGAGGATATACAAGTCTAATAGCAATGACAACTAAGAATGGTTTTTATATCCACCCTACACAAGGAAAAAGAAAAGCACTTTCTCTAAAAGGTCCTTTAGGAACTATAACCAAAATAAAATGGTTAGTTGATAATGGATGATGAACTTGATATAATACAGTTAGAACAATTGTTTCCATCTGAACCTGAAAGCCATGAAAAACAATTGTTTCTTGCTGTTATACTTCAAGCTTTATTAGATGCAACAAAAGATAAAAGACAAATAGAAAAACCAAGAATAACATATGAACGAGATCGAGCAAAGGGATGGTTATTTGCAAGGGTTGGTGTAACTTGTAAAGACTTTGAAGAAGTTTGTAATATGGCAGGTGTTGATCCTCAAGCTACAAGAAGTTTTGCTTATAAAGTTATTAATTCTGGTGAAACAAAACGTGTACGAAAAAGAATTCAAACAGTATTAGGAGAAACTAATGAATAAAAGAGAAAGTCATGAACAGTATATGGCTAGACGAACAGCCGAAGAAAAAATATTAGCAAGTGATAAACAAGTAGGAGGTAATCATTATAAAGATTGTGCAATACAACCTATTGATTTTATTATGGCAAATGATTTTGGATTTTGTGAGGGTAATATAATAAAGTATACTACTCGACATAAGAAAAAAGGCGAGGGTAAAAAAGATTTAGAAAAAGTAATTCATTATGCTCAACTATTAATTGAAAAGAAATACGGAGAAAAGTGAATGATTGTAAATAACTATTTACCAACAGAGTATCAATCCTTTATACACATGTCTAGATATTCAAGATGGTTAGAGGAAGAGGGGAGAAGAGAAAGTTGGTATGAAACAGTTGATCGTCTAATTAATTTTTTTAAAACACATGTTAATATAAATTTAGAAGTTCGTGTAGAAGATGAAATATGGGAAGAAATTATAACACATATACTATCTCTTGAAGTTATGCCATCCATGAGAGCTTTAATGACTGCAGGTAAAGCATTAGATAGAGAACATATAGCAGGTTATAACTGTTCCTATATTCCTATTGATAGTCCTAAAGCATTTGATGAAGTTCTATATGTCTTAATGAATGGTACAGGTGTAGGATTTTCTGTTGAAAGACCATATATAAATGGTTTACCTACTATACCTGATAAAGAATTTGAAGAAACAGATGATGTTATATCTGTTGCTGATTCAAAAGAAGGGTGGGCAAGAGCATTCAGGGATTTAATATCTTATCTTTATACAGGTAGAATACCTAAAATAAGTATAACTAAAATTAGACCTGCAGGTTCCAGACTTAAAACATTTGGTGGCAGGGCTAGTGGACCACAACCTCTTGTAGATTTATTTGACTTTACTATTAATAAATTTAAGAATGCTAAAGGTAGAAAGCTTACCAGTTTAGAATGCCATGATATAGTTTGTAAGACAGGAGAAGTTGTAGTCGTTGGTGGTGTTCGTAGATCAGCATTAATATCTTTATCTAATTTATCTGATGATAGAATGCGATCAGCTAAGACAGGTGAATGGTGGAATACAAATCCTGAAAGAGCATTGGCAAATAATTCTGCTGTATATACTGATCAACCTGATACAGGAACCTTTATGAAAGAATGGTTATCTTTATATGAAAGTAAATCAGGTGAACGTGGTATATTTAATAGATCTTCAGCACAAGAAAAGGCAAAACAAAATGGTAGAAGAAATGCTGATGTAGCTTTTGGTACTAACCCTTGTTCAGAAATTATTCTTAGACCAAATCAGTTTTGTAATCTTACTGAAGTTGTTGTTAGAGCAACAGATGATATAGATAGTTTAAAAAGAAAAATAAAAATAGCTACAATACTTGGTACTGTACAAGCTACTTTTACAAACTTCGGTTATTTACGGAAAAGATGGATAGATAATACAGAGGAAGAAAGATTATTAGGTGTTTCATTAACAGGTATTATGGATAGTTCTGTATTAAATGGAAAAGATAAGAAGTTAGAAGATACATTACAGCAACTACGAATAACTTCTATTGAAACAAATAAAGAATGGGCAAAGAAATTAGGCATACCACAATCAACTGCTATTACTTGTGTGAAACCTTCAGGTACTGTTAGTCAATTAGTAGATAGTGCTAGTGGTATTCATGCCAGACATAATCCTTATTATATTAGAACAGTAAGAGGTGATAACAAAGATCCATTAACAGAATTTATGAAAGCATCAGGCATACCTAATGAACCTGATTATTTAAAACCTGATCATACAACTGTATTCTCTTTTCCTATAATGGCTCCTAAAGGTTCGGTATGCAGAAATGATATGACAGCCATACAACAATTAGAACTCTGGAAAATTTATGCAGAACATTGGTGTGAACATAAACCTTCTGTAACTATATCTGTTAAAGAAAATGAATGGACACCTGTTGGATCATGGTGTTGGGATAACTTTAAATATTTAAGTGGTGTGTCTTTTTTACCACATACAGATCATACATATAAACAAGCACCTTATCAGGATATAGATGGAAGGAAATATAAAAGACTATTAAAGAAAATGCCTAAAGAAATAAACTGGAATAAACTTCAGGAATTTGAAACAGAAGATAATACAAAAGGATCACAACAACTTGCCTGTACTGCAGGTGTTTGTGAATTAGTGGATATATAGAAAGGAATAAATAAATGAGTAGAAAAATGCCACATAATGTACGTAAAAAGTTAGATGATAGATTAACTGATCTTTTATTTTCTGGAGTTGAAAATGCACTTCAAACACATCATTTAGTTGCTACAACTGATGCATACAGACCTGAAGAAAAAGATGAAGACCACCAAAGAGTTTATGGTGCTACTGAATCTAGAATAGGAACAGATTATCAATTAGATTGGAAACATTATAACGAATGTGAAGGAGGAGCCTTTAACAACTGGAATGAATTTGAAAGATACTTGATTAAAGGTGTATGTCATTTGAAAAGAAAATGGAAAGGTAAATATTATTTTTATAAAGTAACTGTACAAGAAATGAAAGAAGAGAAGGAAGGACATTATTAAAGAAAAAATAATAGAGCAACTCAAAACCATAAGAGATCCAGAAATACATCTTGATATAGTAGAGCTAGGTCTTATATATGATATATCATTTGAAAAAATACAAACGTTTAGTCCAGATGGAGAAGATTCTATGCAAGAAAATAAGTGTAATATTTTAATGACACTAACTACTGCATGGTGTCCTGTTGCTCAAGAGATGCCCATATGGGTTAAAGAAGCTGCCTTGAAAGTAAAAGGTGTATCTGAATGTGATGTGGAAGTTACCTTTAATCCAGCATGGGATAGAGATAATATAACAGAAGCTGGTAAATTAGAATTGGGATTAGTGTGACGTATCTTGTAACTGAAGCTTGTATAAAATGTAAGTACATGGATTGTGTGGAAGTTTGTCCTGTAGATTGTTTTTATGAGGGTGAAAATATGTTAGTTATTCATCCTGATGAATGTATAGACTGTGGTGTATGTGAACCTGAGTGCCCTACTGACGCTATATATCCAGATACTGAAATGGAAGATGTAGAACCTTGGTTGGAAATTAATACGAAGTACTCAGAAAAATGGGCTAACATCACACGTAAAGGAACACCACCTAAAGATTCAGAAAAGTATGATGGAGAAGAAGATAAGTTTAATAAATATTTTTCAGAAGAATCTGGAAAAGGTGATACTTAAATGAAAACAGTATGGTTACTATATATTCTTATCGCCTTTAATGGTGATCCTAAAGTAGAAATACATGAGTATGATACAGAAGAAGAATGTATACAAGAGAAAGTAAGAGTTATAAAAGAAATTAAAGAGGTATATAACATAGAGGATGCTCAAGTACATTGTATAAGAAGTGTAAAAAGTTCTTGACATTTGCTTAAAAATAGTATATAATATAGATATAGAATGCCAATGATGGATTCTATTATAACTCGCTTATAAAGGAGAAAAACAATGCGAAATGAAATATTATTTAATTCATTACCAAAATTAACAATTGGTTTTGATAGTTTATTTGATCAACTACATACGTTCCATGATAGAGGGATAGATAGTTATCCACCACATGACATTATCAAGGAAGATGAAAATAAATTCTGTATAGAAATGGCTTTAGCAGGATTTAAAAAGGATGAAATAAAAGTAACATGGCAAGAAGATCTTCTAACAATCGAAGGAGATCGTGGAAAAAGAAATGATAATGAGAACTATGTTTATAAAAGTATTGGTCATAGAACATTTAAAAAAGTATTTTCATTGTCCGAACTTGTAGAAGTTACTAAAGCAGGATTTGAAGATGGGGTATTACACGTTCATTTAGAAAAAAATATACCTGAATCTCAAAAACCAAAAGTAATTTTTATTGACTAGGAGTAACTTGGCAGGGAACTATAAATTTTAGTTCTCTGCCTTATTATATATGAAGAAAATTAAATTTAGTACAGACTTTAAAGCAATAAATTTCTTTAAGAAAAGAACTTCTATAGGAAATTCTGTTAGAAGTAAACCAAAGAATAAACATAAAAGAAGAATATGGAAACAATATAAAGGTCAAGGTAAATGAAAGCAAAACAAAATATTAATACAGTATATATTGGATACGATCCTAGAGAAGATACAGCATATGAAGTTTTAAAATTTTCTATTGAACGAACAGCTTCCAAACCAGTTCAAGTTCTACCATTAAAAAAAGATATTTTAGAACATATGGAAATGTATACAAGACAATCAGAGATACTAAAAGGACAGCCTTATGATATTATAGATGGTCGACCTTTCTCAACAGACTTTAGCTTTAGTAGATTTTTAGTTCCAGCATTAAATATGTATCAAGGTAAGGCTTTATATATGGATTGTGATATGTATGTAAGATCAGATATATCAGAACTATTTGATTTATGTGATATGGATTATTATCCTTTATGGTGTGTACATCATAAGTATGAACCAGAACATAAAACAAAAATGGATGGTAAAGAACAACATATTTATCCTCGAAAGAACTGGTCAAGTCTTATGATGTTTAATTGTGGACATAATGAAAATAAAAAACTTACTCCTAAAGTAGTTAATACACAGACAGGAAGATGGTTACATAGATTTCAATGGCTACCTGATAAAGAAGCAGATATAGGTAGAATACCTGAAGAATGGAACTGGTTAGATGGACATTCAGATCCTGAATTAAAAGCAAAGATTGTACATTTTACAACAGGTGGACCTTGGTTTAAAAGATGGAAACCAAGAGTAACTCACAGAGCTGATGGAGATTATGCTGTTGAATGGTGTAATGAAGCTCGGTGGTTACAAATGAATGGTATAATAGATAGAGATAAGGATTACATGATAGAATGATAGATACATTAAAAAAGAATTTATATTCAGCAATAAAAAAACATTTTGAAGCTAAACGAGAAAGAGCTATTTATCAATTAAATTTAGCATTTCAAAAATCTGTTGCTGTTGGTGAGCATCCTAAGATTGTTGAAGATGCTATTACTTTAACAGAAGAAATCGCTACTGCAGATGAAGCAATAGCTGCATTAGAAAGTTACTTTGGAGATATGAATGACTGATGTACAATTTGTTACGTCTTTTAACGAAGACATTTTAAAGACCACAGCATCTCATTTAATACAATCTATAAAAGATAATGTTGAACCAAATATTAAACTTACTTGTTATCACCATGATTGTAAATTAGATGCTTATTCATTAGCTGAATCAGATTCGTTTAACTTTAAAAACTTACATGACATAAAAGAATATGAGGATTTTTTAAAAGATAAAGCTGATCATAATGGAACCGAAGCTGGAGCAATACCTTATAACGCCAAGCTAGATGCTTTACGTTGGTCACATAAAGTATTTGCTTTAACAGAAGAAGCTTTCTCTTTAGCTGAAAAAAATATTAAAGCAGGTTGGTTAATATGGATTGATGCTGATACCTATTTTAAAAAACGCATAACAAAAGAAGATATATTATTTATGTTACCCGAAGGTGCTGACATAGTTTATAATCCTGAAGATCCTTACTTCATGGCATTTAATTTAAATAAACAACCACCTTTAGATTTACTAGGAGATTTACGAGGAGCTTATATTTCTGGAGAACTTATTCAATACAGAGAGTGGCATGATATGTTTCTTATAGAAAGATTAATGAATATTTATTCTGCACATGGAATGAAAATTCATAAAACTTCTCAAATAAATAATTATATGTATCACTTTAGAGGATTATATGATCCAACTAAAAATCCTGTAAGAGATAGTAAAGGTAATAGATTATTTCCATTATCAGAAGATACAACACCTGATATAAAACCTAATAGATATTCACAGATTGTTGATTTAATACGCCATTACAAACCTAAAAGTATTATTGAAACTGGTACATGGAATGGTGGTCGTGCTATTGAAATGGCTTTAACAGTCTTTGAATATACTGATACATTAAATTATGTTGGTTATGATTTATTTGAAGATGCTACTGTTGAAACAGACCATGAAGAATTTAATGGAAAAGCACATAATAAAATGTCTGCTGTTCAGAA